CGATAGTTGACAAACTAGGAAAAGGTGATATAAAATGGGAATATCTTGGAGAAATGAATGATCCAAGGATTAACCGAATAACCTATGAGGAGGTTATTAATGGAGGAGATGATGCAACATCTACAAAGTCTATACCAGGAGAAGAGGGGTCTAGATCTGAAATGGGAACAGGAGCATCTTAAAGAGGGTAGATATACTCTTAATATGGTTAAGATTGACAGAAAAGTCAGAGACGTAATTAGCCATATAAAAATTGCAGAAG